TTCAATGGCCCGCAGGATGTTGATGCGCTCTTGAAGATGCGTGTTGCCAAGCAGATCACGCATATAACTTTCCTGCGTGAGAGCCAGCGCCGCGGCTTCTTGAGCGATAATGTTAATCTCGAAAAGGAGGTCGATGATGTTGCGGAAGAAAATCAGGACGGAACGCCGGGGGATCTTGCCAATGCTGGCGGAGATCCGGGCGATGATCTGGATGATATCAACGACAACCAACCGGACGAATAAGGAGTAAAAAGCGATGGCAGACGAACCATTATCACCACAGGAAAAGCGCTGGCAGGCTGAAGACGATGCCAGGTCACTTGCAAGGGCCGAAGAAGTCAAGAATGACAAGTCGAGGCTTGGCGCGGCTCAAAGAAAAGCAGTCGAACAGGCCGAAGAACGCCAGGAGCAGGCCGACGCGCTCAAGAAGGTTGCAGGGAAGCAAACAACCCCGCTGCCAGACAAGCCGGAGAACTCGATTCCTGTTCAACCGACAAGTCAGAGTGCTCCTGCGCCCGCGGCGCCGGTTACATTCTTCGACAACCCACCAGCAAGGAAGTAAATGCCAAAATCCACCAATGATATTCTTTTCGATCGCGCGGTAAGGCATGCCGTCTTCCTCGAGCGATACAAAAATAACGAGGTCGATGAGATTGTCGGCTTCCTGAATCGGGAGGTCTTCCCTGATGTAACGCGGCAGATTCAGGAGCGCACCGGCGGAGTTATCAAGGCGACCGGCAAAGTAAGAACGCGCAGGCTCAAAAGTCTTGAAAAGGCTGTCAAGGGCGAGATCAGCACCGGGATGCGGCTCGCCTCTTCTCAACTTCGCAAGGATATGACCGGCTTGGCGATTACTGAAGCCGAATTTCAGGGCGCCGCGGTCGAGGCTGCGATGAGTCCGATCACGGTTGATTTTGATATCCCGAATGTTGCAACCCTGCGAGAAATAGCCGTCGATTCGCCGGTCCAGGGCCGGACGATCCGTCAATGGTTTTCTAAAATGTCCAATGATTCATATGGCAACATCATGGGCGAGGTTAACATCGGCCTTGCTGAAGGGCAATCGGTTCCTGAGATCGTCCGGCGCATCCGCGGGACCGCTGCGGCTGCATTCGGGGATGGAACATATAATCAGATCCGGAACTGGACCAAGAGCATTGTCAGAACTACTTCGACGCATGTTTCAACCCGCGCGCGCGAGGCGACTTATGAAGCCAATGAGGAATTGATCAAGGCGGTTCAATATGTGGCCACGCTGGATGCGCGAACGACTGAGATTTGCGCAAGTCTTGACGGGCGCCAGTTTCCGATCAATGAGGGCGAGCGGCCTCCGATGCATCATCAATGCCGGAGCACCACGATTCCTGTCATAAAATCCTTCAAGGAATTAGGCATTACGGCTAAAGAGATACCGCCCGGGACAAAAATTGCTCGAGTTGAAGGAAAAATAAATGGGCAAGTTCCGGTGCGCCAGACTTATCCAGAATGGCTGAGAAAACAACCTAAAAGAACTCAAGACAAGATGTTAGGACCAACCCGGGCTAAATTATGGCGGGATGGCAAGGTTGAAATGAGCGGTTTTGTCAATGAATCTGGCAAGAAGTTAAACCTTGAAACCCTAAGACTTGAAGAAGGACTGCCGATAAAAGATATTAGACGGCCTACGAAATAGGCCAACGCTTTTGAAAATAGGGAAAAAGGGAAAAAATGCGCAAGTAGGATGCTTGCGCGCAAAACGTTCAACGGGCGGGATGCCCCAAATGGTGGCGGGATGCCACGAGGAGGCAAGATGGCACTGGCAATATTGGCAAAAGAAGCGTATGAGGCTCTTCACGAAGAGCTTCAGAAGGAGTACAAAGAGCAGGCGGACGGGAGGTTCGTGCTCGAAGTAACTCCGGTCGAAGGATTCGAACTGCAAAATATTACTGGCTTGCAGTCGGCCCTTGGCGCTGAACGCAAGACGGTGAAAGAATTGACCGCTTCGCTGAAGGCCTTCGAAGACCTCGATCCAGAAGCCGCAAGGATTGCAATGGCCAAGGTCGACGAGATGTCTGATTGGACGCCGGAGCAAAAGGTCCAGGAGCAGATTGATTATATCAAGACGCAACTGGCCGCAGAGCATACGAAGATCGTTGGCAAAAAGGACAGCAAGATTACGTCTCTAGAAAGCCAACTGAACCAACTGCTCATCGTTGCCGAAGCGACCGCGGTTCTTGCCGAAAAATACGAAGGTGCCTCCATTCAAGGACTCATGCCTCATATCAAGTTGGCGACCAGAATGAAGGCCGCTGAAAACGGCGATCTTTCTGTTGAAGTCGTCGACAAGGATGGCAATCCGCGCGTTGCAGGTATCGCGGGCGACCCGATGAGTATCGGGCAACTCGTTGATGAGTTTTCACAATCGACTCATCTGAAAGGATTGTTTCCTGGAAGTGGCGCTAATGGAAGCGGCGCTGCTGGAGAGCCGGGAGGCGTGTTGCCTTCTGGTGGAATTGATCCGAAACTGCCGCCGGTCGAACGGCTCAAATTAGCGAGGGCTGCTGGTAAGAAATAATACATTTCTTCCTGCCGGGCTGCGGCTAAGAAAAAAGGAGAACGAAAGTGGCATTGACACTTGTAGAGGCAGCGAAGCTGCACAGTGGCGATGATATCCGCAGCGCGGTAATCGAACTTTTCGCCAGATCATCGGACCTCCTTCGCGTCCTCCCCTTCGAGACCATTCAGGGAAACGCACTGAGGTATAACCAGGAGCAGACGCTTCCGGGCATCGGCTTCCGCGGGGTCAACGAAGCATACACGCCAAGCACCGGCGTGTTGAATCCGATCGTTGAGCCGCTTGTCATCGCCGGGGGCGACCTCGACGTTGACAAGTTCATCACAAAAACCATGGGTTCAGACCAGCGCGCCGTCCAGGAAGCCATGAAAGTCAAGGCGCTCGCGCACAACTGGACCGCGAAATTCATCAAGGGCGACTCGGCAGCAACGTCGAAGGAATTCGATGGCCTGCAGGTCCGCTTGACCGGCAACCAGATAATTGCCAACGGAGCGACTTCTGGCGGGGACGCGCTCAGCCTTGCCAAACTGGACGAACTCATCGATGCGGTCAATGACCCGACGCACCTGCTCATGAACAAGACCATGCGCAGGCTCCTGACGGTTGCGGCCAGAACAACGAGCGTCGGCGGAGATATCCAGTACGTGCAGGATGAATTCGGTCGGCAGATCGCCATGTATAACGGCCTGCCGATCCTCATCCTCGACGAGGACAACACGGGATCGCAAATCCTGCCCTTCACTGAAGTCGGCCCGCATGGTGGCGGAACAACCTCGACCTCGATTTACTGCACTTCGCTCGGAGAGGCGAAATTGCAGGGCATCCAGAGCGGCGACATGGAAGTCACCGATCTCGGAGAACTCCAGACGCAGCCGCAGGAGCGGACCCGCGTGGAATGGTTCGTCGGGATAACCATCTGGCACCCGAAGGCAGCCGCGAGGCTGTGGGGCATCAAAAACGCGGCGGTCGTGGTATAATAAGCCTGGCCGATTGACTGAACCAAAAACAAAACCTTAATTAAGGAGAAACAAAGTGGCCAGACAAAACGCAACAGTCGACACCCTGACTATCATGAAAGCCGCTGGCGTCATTGGCGCATCGGCTGCGGTAGCAACGGTTATCGACGTAGGCGACGGCGAGATGAAAGGCGATATCATCATCGACGTTTCAGCAATCGAGATCGCGACCAATGACGAAATCTACGATATCGTCCTCCAGGGGACAAACGTCGCAGCCTTCGCAACAGATACCGACATCTGGGATCTCTGCAGCCTTACGCTGTCAGCCGCAGAAGTCAAGAGAACAGATGCCAACGGCGACAGCACCATCGGAAGATACGTGATGCCGTTCACGAACTTCTTCAATGGCACGAAGATGCGCTACTTGCGGCTCTACACGATCGTCGCGGGAACCATAGCGACCGGCGGCGGGATCAATTACACCGCCAACATGCACAAGAGATAATTCCCGGTAATTCAGCAGCCGGGGTATCGATTTGATGCCCCGGCTATTTTCAAAAAGAAAAAAATCAGGAGATTTAGAGATGGCCAAGAGGGACGCAAGAAAGATCAACGATGCTTCAAAAGCATTGTCTGGCAAGGCAAATCCCCTCACTGGAAAAATCCAGATATATACCACAAAAACCGGTGAATTGTTAGAGGTTTGGCCTGTAGATGCGGCTGAACATCTTGCTGCGGGGTCGGGTTCTCTTGAGAAACCAGAGATAAGTGTGCCGGCGCCTGCACCCGCGGCCCCCGCGCCTGCGCCAAAAAAATCAATCAAGAAGAAGCCATCCGATTCCGACAAGTAAAAGACCGCCACGACAATCAGTCCAGTGCCCCGGGTTTCTGAGGGCGAGGGCAAAAAGTTGTCGGTGAGTCCGACGGGCGGGCGGTGGGACTTTTCAACCTCGATCTTTTCAAGTTATGAGTTAGGAAAATGAGCGACCTAAAGAACAAGCATACAGACGAAACCGTCGTAGTGCTTGGAAATGGTCCAAGCATCAACGATATTGATCTCACCTTATTGAATGACGTCGTTACCATCGGCGTCAATCTCATCGGTCGCGCTATGAATCCGGATTATCTTCTTTGGCTCGAGCAGGATTGCCTGCCCGGGACAAAATGCGCAGGTATATTTGACGAATTTGCAAGCACGCCTGGACGGAAGTTTGTAGCGCGCGAGGTTGCCCGCAATCATCTCTTTGAAACATTCGAGCATTATCAGCCGGGCGAAGAAGGTCCTCTTCTTTCTGGCGACTTTGATCAAGGATTATATTGGTCGCGGACGGTTGCTTTCCCCGCGATCAATTTGGCGTATATCCTCGGCGCTTCGAGGATCGTTTTGGCAGGGATCGATATGAACGATCAGAGCCATTTCCATTCTGACGAAGGAAAAGACAAGCCATATTTCGAAGTCGCGGCTGAAAGAATCATGCGCGATTATCAGAGGCTTGTAGGGTTCGCCAAGGAGCGCGGCTTTGAAGTTGTAAACGTAAGCATGGATAGCGCTGTCAAGTGCTTTCCTTTTATGTCTCTTGAAGCAGCAGTCGAAATCTGAAAACGAAAGGGAAATCATGGCAAAGGTGAATATGGCAGGGCCGGCAGGCTCGCTGAAAGTCGAAGAAAAAGACGTCCACTCTTACGAGTCCCGCGGCTATGTTGTCACCGACGAGCCGAAGGAAGAGCCGAAGGTCGACGAGGCCAAAACGAAAACAAAGCGGATCTCGAAGCCAAAGGCGCCGGTCGAGAAGAAGGCCGCCGGCAGCGACGACAAATAATCGATTAACTCGGGCGGGAGGCAATTATGGCCTTAATTGTTGAAGATGGCACCGGCAAAGATGATGCCGAAAGTTATATTTCGGTAACGGATGCTGATACGTATAACACGGCCCACGAGAACGATGCGGTCTGGGATGCTGCGGAAACGGCTGATAAAGAGAAGGCACTTCGTCTCGCGGCCCAATATCTCGACAGCAATTATGCGCGCCGGTGGCTCGGGTATCGGGCCAATGCAGATCAAGCGCTTGCGTGGCCGCGGGCGGGCGTGACTGATATCGATGGATATGCGATCGAGAGCGACGAGTTGCCGCAGAAGTTGAAAGATGCGCAAGTCGAGATGGCTGTAAGAAGCGCGAATGGAACATCTCTTACGCCGGACTTGACCGCACCAGGCGATATCAAGCGCAAGAAGATCAAGGTCGATGTGCTCGAAAAGGATGTTGAATACGTCGGCGGCTCGTCTCAGATAACATGGTTCCGGCTGATAGATCAATTGTTGGCTGGATTGATTTTCAGTTCGGGTCAATTGCGGAGAGCATAAAGGAGAAGCAAGATGGCAACCACAGATTTTACAATTATCAAAGATGAAGATTTACGGATGGCGATGTCAGATATTATTGTTGACATAACAACGCTCAGGACTGCGGCAGACCCATCCGCAAAAGGTTCCGCCAATAGTCTGAAGAATAAAATATCTGCTCTCAAGGCTAAGATTGTAGCTGCCACTCTCAATATTACAGAGGAGCAACGTACAGATCTTGTGGCGCATAATCTGGTATTGACCACGATGTCAGATGCCTGCGATGTGTTCATAGCGGCTTGCGTTACCTTTGCAGAAGTGTCAACCTGGAATGGCAAATAGGAGTAGTTAATTGGCCACGAAGATATTTACTCTTGATGGCGAGCTTGACATAACAGGTTATCCAACTCTGTTAGTCAAAAACAATAACGTATCGCTTCAGATTAATCAGGTTGTCAACCTGCCAGGGGCGACAGCTGACCACGTAGCTGTTGATGGTCTTATTGTAGAGTGCGCAAATCATACTGTGGGTACGGTATCGTACAGAATATACCAACCAATAGATAGCAATGCGCAAGAAACTGTATTTTCGATGTCGAGGGATGCGGATGCGTCTACTACCGGGCTATCTGTATTTTCTGATCTCCGTACTCAGGACTATATAATAGTCATTTTTCAGAAAGCCAATGCTACTAAATGGCGGTGGCATTCTAATAATAATTACCTCGACCAGTTTATCGGACAACAGTTTTACTTCGCTATCGTGCAGGATGGTGTTGAGCCTAAAATATACGTAAACGGAGTAGATATAACAGCGTCAGACGGAGCTTTCATAGATACTACGGACACAACTTTATGGTTCAAAAACAGTATCACAGACGTAGGAGCCAAATCCGATTCTTTCAATCTTGGCGTAACAGAAAGAAATAATTCTAATATTGCCCGGATGATCGGCAAACTTGATAGTTTTAAGATACGGGATATTGCTTTGAGTCCTGCCGCCATTGCTGCTGAAGCTGCTAAAGATAGTATTGCCGGACCTGAAACTGAAGCGAATCTTGTCTGTCACCTGCCGTTTCGGGGCAATGCAAACGATGTATCAGGGCAAGGGAATCATGGCACATTAATGGGTGCTACTGCTGTTGTCAATGACCCGGATAATGGCTATGCAACAACATCACCTGAATTCCGCATTCATACTGCTGCACAGGAGTATGCCCGTGATGCTGGCGAAGGTAATTATATTGATGGCACTTCTTTTGCTTCCGATGAAATCGTTCCGGCAGGTACAAGTATAAAATATCAATATGCTTTAGATGATTCAGAAACATTTGCTGGCGTGTCTAACTGGAGCGGTAGTTGGAAGTCCGTTGCAGACTTATCAACAGACTTCGGTAATGATGTTACGCAAGCAAGACGTTTATATCTAAAAGGGCAACTTAACGAAGACAATGGCGATGATAAGCCTACTATGACAAGCTTTACTGTTAATTATGAAATTGAATCTACCGGCGTTGATCGTGCTCCGATATTAAGCGTTGGTCCCTCTGTACAAATTGACGAAGCTATAATAAATCCGCTTGGCGGTTCTGCTTCTATATATGCAAAAAGGAAGGCGGCATAATGGCAACCACCGTGAGATTATACTGCGCGATAAATGAGGGCGGCGACGCGCAAGAGCCGACCGAAGATGTAAACATGATGCTTAAAAATCCTGCCGGCGTCGAGCATACGGCCTGGGGTGCCGCTACTCCCGATGCCGACTTCGGTACTGGCGCATTCTATCGTGAGTTTTCCATTGCCGACGATGATCCGTCCGGGCTGTGGGCGCTCGGCATCAAGACCGAAACCGATGGCGGCAAGACGCCGATGTCCATTGTGCACGTTGCAATAAAGTAGGAGCCGAAATGGCAGCACCGAAATATTTCTTGGCAGGCGCAATAATCGACCGGGGAGATCCGGATGCCGCGGCATGGGTCCAGACCGCCGTCGGGGACGGATCGATCGCTGGAAGAATTACTGTTCTTCCAACAGTTGAAGACCTCGATCGCCTGCGCCCGGTCTATCGTTTGCGCGGCGCTCTTGCCTGGACCGATTGGACAGATATCGAAAGCCCGGCGGTCGGCTCTACTTTTACCATCACCGGCTTGACCAATAACGTCGAGTATGAGGTTTCGGTCGTCTCCGTCGATGATGCTGGCGACTTGAGCGCCATGGGATCACTGGTCAGGGCGACTCCAACGGATCTTTCTTCCAGAACTGAGACAGAACTTGACGAGGAATTGATTCCAGAAGTTCTTTCCATGATAAATGAGTTCGGGTATACCGCGATCTTCACGACCTATTCATCGGAAACGCATGATCCGACGACGAGCGATGTAACAAAATCCGGCGGCGATTCTACAACCCGCAAGATTTCGCCGCCCAGGGGATTCAATCCTCGTCTTATTGATGGTGAAAATATCAGATCGGGCGATCAGTTGTTTCTCGTCGCTGCGAGCGGTCTTCCCTTTACTCCTTACACGGGCATGCTTGTTACTTTCGGGACTCAAAAGTGGCGCATGATTACTATCTGGCCGATACTTTCTGGCGAATTCGTCGCGGCCTATAAAGTGCAGATCAGGAGATCAGGTTCTTGAGCACTATAACCAAGAACATAAATAAATTTAACGATGAAATACTCGAATTTGCCGAGACTGTGGTCCCGAACAGGTTCGCTGTTTTCATAAGAAAAATCGCGCTCGAGTTGTTGAGCCGGGTCGTCT